TCACCTGTTTGTAGGGGTAGCAAAACGAAATGCGAGAGATTTAATATGAATTGCGCTGAAAATTAATAAGATACGATTCGGGCGTTTCAAATCATTTTGCGACATATTGAAGAATAAAGTGACAAAACGACCGTCTACCTCCCTTACCAGAATAGTATAAAGTGAAACCGCACAGGCTTTATATACAAAGATATAAAATTCCATCGACTTATCAAACATCCACTTGAGAGCATCGGTTAAATACCGCTTAAAAACCCTTTAAATAAAGGATTTACAGCCTTTATTATTTTCTCCATACATTTCTATACATATTGGCTTAAAAGAGCATTTTAAAGCCTTTATTATCTCAGATCTTCCACCATGGGAGTGATATGCTGATTTGTTAAACAAGTGTTAAAGGGGTTACACTTTTCCAACTTGGGGTTACAGTTTGGGGTTACAAATCGCAAAAAAAAAACGCCCGAATATTGGGGTATATGTATTATAAAAATGGCTCTAAAATAGAAAAGCCTTGTTTTTTACACCCTATATGTACATTGGGTTGCATTTGTAGTAAATGATAAGATATTGATTATTAGATAATTACTTGCATAATTGGGATAAAACACCTATATTTGCATAGATTCAAGCTGCAAATTATGTGTTGGTGTGTGAAATAGACGCGTCGAAGTGTTCCCGGTTTCATTACCGGGGCACTTTAAAACAGTAAATCTAGCCAATTCGTTATATAAGTATCAGGATATAGGCTTTAGTCTATTTTTTAAGGTAATAAGATTGTTGTTCGCGTGAGGCTGCCCCATTTTCTGCGTAGATTTGAGGCAGCCTCTTTTATAATTAGTAGTATGGAAGGAAAATTAGTGGTTTCTTTTGATTTTGTAAATGAAAACGACCTGAGGATCGTTGATCAGAGATATTGTAACACGCTAATCGCTCCAGTATGTGGTGAAAACGTGACAATAAACGATTATGTTGATTTTCAATTAGCTCTTACAAGTTTCCTAAATTGTTATTTAACAGATGGTTTATCGCGTCATCTCGTTTTCCGTCTCCCAATTGAGATAAGTTTAACGGAGCAACATCTTTTTTTAAACGAGTAATTCTCTTAAAATATATTATAATTTAAATAAGATATTATCCTCTTTTGATTCATTGATTTTCCTTACATATTCGTTTGGTCTAAATTTTGATTGATTTTCATCACTTGTTCGCTTTATGTCAATGCAGATATTAAAAGAAGAAACAATATTGGGTATCATAGTAATATATTCAGGATTTCCTCTGTGGTTTAATTCTATGACACATTTTTTAATACTATCAATAATAAGATTTCTTCTTTTTTCTTTTGCTTCATCTGTTTTTAATTTATTGATTTGCATTTCTATTTTAGAAGAATATCTTTGTAAAGTATTTATCAAACATTGAGAATATACATTTTTTAAACTCTCTTCGTTTAAAGATAATACTTTTTGTTGGATAGAGGTCAATTGTTTGCTATGTATTTCTTCATATCTTATTTTTCCCATTGTTAAAACCTGATTAAATGCGTTAGGATTTGATCTTTTAAGAGAGATGAGCTCTGTAATTTCAGAATATATTGTATAATATGAGTTCACAACTTCTTCGATGTTTGATGCGTATTCCATCTTATAAACATATTCTATTAAACGTTTTACCTCTGTAGCTTTTTTCCTTGCAATTTTTTGAGGATATCCGTCTTTAAATCCACCAAAAGCAATTCCAATAATAATGAATATGATAGATATAATAAAAACAATAACATTCTCCATGGCTTAAACATTTTTTAGTATTTGATTATCAATCAATTATTATCTTTATTTTATGATCAGGGCATCTGTTTGCGCAGAAGAACCTGATATACGCGATGAGCTCCGCTTTTTTGGGGCAGTTTCTGCATGGGAGCTGGAGTTTGTTGTTGGGGATTCTTGCTGTTGTTTCCTTAAATTATCTAACTCGTTTTCGAGCCGTCCTATTTCTCTCTCCAACTTTCGATTTTCTTCTTGTAGATCCTTATACATATAATAAGGTACTGCTTTTTCTTGTTGTGATACGTTAATTCGTGTTTCTAGAGTAGGAACAAGTGTGGATCTTAAATTAGAATTCTCATCTTTTAGCATAGAGCCTTCGCCGGTAAGAAGCCAACCGATATTTAATTCCGGGAAAGAAATAGATATTTGTTCTAACTTATCATATCCAAGCCCTTTCCTCATTGAATTTATATACCCATTAGATAAACCCATCATTTTTTCAAAGACAGCATTTTTAAGCCCTTTATGTTTTAAAAAAAGTAGCAAACGTTCTTTTTGATTCTTAAAATCAGCCATATAATATTTTTTAACTATTAAACTTAGATATTTGCTCTAATAAATCTTTGCTTATTTAGAACATTGCTCTATATTTGCATACGGTTTAATATAAACCGCGCCAAATATAGCGATTTTAATCCAATAAATATTGAATATGGGACAAGTAATTAAGTTAGGCGCACAAGGCAAGAAGGAACTTGCTGTCGCCTTTAAAGTAACAATGGCCTATGTCGGACAGGTTTTGTCCGGTCAGAAAAAGGGTGGTAAAGCTCCGGCAATCTGGGAAGCCGCCAAGAAACGGAACGACAGTAAGCTGTACAATGTTGACGAAATCGTCAAGCATGAAACAGTCAAAATCCTCGACAACAAGGGTAATGTGAAAGCGGAACGTATTAATTAATAATGTATTATTATGAAAACATCGAACAACAACCAGCAGACAACAGGTCTGCAAACATTCTTCAATGACGGCATTAACGCCGGTATCCGGATGAAAATGATTGATGGAGAATCATGGTTTATAGCAAAAGACATTTGTTGCGCTTTAGGGTTACAAGATGTTAGCATGACAGTCAAGCGTTTAGATGATGACGAGAAGCTGATACAAACATTATTTGTATCAGGTCAAGGGCGAGAAACATGGACTGTTAATGAATCCGGATTATATGGCTTGATCTTCCTTTCCCGCAAGCCCGAAGCAAAAGCCTTCCGCAAATGGGTAACTAACGAGGTTCTCCCCTCCATCCGTCGTACCGGCGGCTACTCCGTTCGTCCGGCACAGCGTCCGACGCTCCCTGCGCCCAAGTACCGTCCGGATTTCATCGACTGGAAACAGGCTGTGTGCCGTTATCTCAATCGGAATGATCTGAAAACGGTCGCCGCCAACATGAAAGTCACCTACTCCCATGTATGCAAGATGTATTCCGGCAACACAATGAGCCGCCGTATAACCGACAGGCTGACGAAGCTGGCTATATCCCACAAGAACAAAGGCATCATATATCCCGAACCTGTTCCGGTGTACAGACAACTGCTGATAGAATGGGAGGAACAGGGATGATTACTTATACGATGGGTATCAACCTTGAATACCTGAGGATCGTGATAACGATCTGGCGTGAATACGGGATGCTCTGCCCCATCATCATTCCCAAGGACCAGGACTCCGAAGGGGCGGTGATGGTGAAGATAGGACCGACAACCGACATGAAGGTCGCGGAGATGGTCGACAAGATATGGGACATAGCCGGCGCAAAGCGTCTGGTCAAGGAAATCGAAAAATAGTTCATACAACCCCAGCGTTACTTTTAGTAACGCTCGTAGTAACGCTCGTAGTAACGCTCGTAATGCTGGAGGAAGTGGACAAATAACAACTCATAAAAAGGAAAGAAGATGAAGTTAAACAAGAAGCAACTTATTCTCTTGGGGAATATCTGCAAAAAGGATGGGATGACTGGCAGCTCCTCCGGTGAACTGGACGAAATGGTAAGAAACGGTTTGCTGACAAAACAGACCGGACCGTTCGGCGATGTCGTCTACCATCCCACCATATACGGGAAAGCAATCTACAGAGAAAACAATAAATAAAAAATGTGACATTCCGTCCCGGTCCGTGACGGATAGGGACGGAGATTTAAAGACAATTTTATTAACCCTTAAAAATGATTTGCAATGAGAACATTCAGAATTATCCATATAGTGGCCGCAGTCATCGGCCTTGTGGTAGTGCTCAGACTGGCGGACAATCTCCGCCCCACCTTCAACGAGAACCTCGCCGCCTCGGTCCTTGCAGTCGTATGCTGCCTTTCCCTTATCGGACAGAGGTATTACAGGGAGGGAAAATAGGACATGCGGTCAGGGAGCCGGAAGGCGGCCCGCGTTTCCGGTCCGACGCCGGAAACCGCACAAAGTCAAATTATACAGAAATGCCAATCTTCATAGACAACAACATACTGGTAGTCACCAAAGACGAGCTTGTCCCGCGGTTTTACAGCTACAACAGCTTGAAAGTTCAGCTGTTCCGCCATCAGGACAAGCCCACCGGCATCAAGCGGTACAGCCGCGGCGGTGGCAGCGGAAGACGTCTGCTGGTGCTTTTCGACTCCCTTCCCGCCACCATACGGGAGTCCCTCGGCGATCCCCGCCGTGTGGAACATATCCTCCTGCTTTACTTCAACACGGACGCCGCCGCCGTGGAGTTCTACTCCAACATCTATGAGGATGCCGGCGGAAAACTCTCCACGGAGGAGCAGGAAAGGTATGTGATGAACGCCTCCGTCCTGAACGCCCTGCTGGCGTTGCGCGAGGCCCGTCTTACCGAATGGCAGTCCAGAGGCAGAAGAAGCATGTACGGACTGGACGACTCGGTATGGAATGACTACAGCACATTCGGGAAGGTGCTGGAGGAAAAATTCGGGAAGACGCACACGCTGCCCCCCTCCCGTGCCCGCCTTCTGGAGAAAATGAGGAAATACGCCGCCCTGGATGCGGAGGAGAGATACCGTTTCCTTGTCAACAAGAACAGGGGTAACAATTCCGCGGGAATACGGACGGAGAAAGCCCGTGCCCTTCTGGAGAGCATGTTCGCGCACCAGTCATGGAAACCTGATGCCGCCGAGGTGTTCCGCCAGTACGAGGCCTTCCTTTCGGGTTATGTGGAGGTTGTGGATGTGGAGACCGGGGAGGTGTTTGACCCGAAGGGGTACGGAAAGATATCCCAACGTACAGTAAGCGGCTTCCTGTCCTCGTGGGAGTCGGGCGTGGCCACCTCGCGCAGGCGCACGGGCAACCGTCAGATCCGTCTGGGCATGTATGTGCCTTTCGAGACGCTGGAGCATCCCCGGTGGGCTGGAAGCATCATATCCGTGGATGACCGTCAGCCCCCCTTCTTCTATGCCGAAGGAAAGCGTGTGTGGTTCTATTGCGGGGTGGACCTGGGAAGCGAGGCGATCACCGCATGGGTTTACGGCACCGACAAGGAGGGCATCATCACGGAATTCTACCGCCAGATGGTACGCAACTACGCCCTATGGGGTATGCCGCTTCCTTACGAGCTGGAATGTGAGAGCAATCTGAACGCCGGTTTCTCGGACAGCTTCCTCAAGCCCGGCGCGATGTTCAAGTCCGTCAGGATCGAGGCCAACAGTGCCCGTTCCAAACGGTGCGAGGCGTACTGGCGCCCGTTGCGTTACAGGATGGAGAAGAGGCGTGAGGGCTGGCTGGCCCGTCCGTTCGCCAGAAGCGAGTCCAACCAGGCGGCTGTCGGAAAGGTCCCTGTCCTGCCTTACGAGAGAATCGTCCAAGAGTGCCTTGAGGATATCGAGAAGTGGAACAATACGGAGCATAGCATCTATAAGGGAATGACCCGTTGGGAGGTGTTCCTGCAGAAACAGAACCCCGACAATGCGAACGCCATCAACTGGCGGGGTATCCTTCTTTCCTTGGGGAAGAGGACGGCGACAAGTGTCAGCATGGCCGGGCAGATACGGTTCAGGAACTCCTTCTATCTTCTGGGGGACGGCGGCACGCTGTGCACCGGTGAGAAGCTGGTCGGTTACATGCGTGTCCTGGCGGGGAAGGACGTGGACATCTATTACCTGGACGATAATGACGGGGAGGTGCTGAACGCCGTTGTCTGCCTCAGGGGAGAGAGCAGGATCATATGCGAGGCGGTTCCACAGCCTCGTACGGCACGCTCCGTCCTGGAGGAAACCCCGCAACAGAGGAAGAACCGGGAGCTGATGGCTCGTTACCGGAACACGCTCGAGGGGTACAGCAAGGAGCGTTACCATGAGATCGGCAGGGTGGCTGTCATAGACCGCAGGAGTGACATACTGAATGACGGGTTCCGTATCGCTTCCCTTGAAAGGAGGAATATTCCGGAAAGGGACGGCGAGGTCGAGATATTGGAAGATACGCCTGTGGGCGACACTCTTTTAAACGGTACCCGGATATCATTCAAAAAGGATTTAAGAACAAACTTTTAATATTATAACATATGGAAATAGAAACAACACGGGAATACAGACAGAAGGTGCTGGAAGCCCTGGAAGAGGCGAGAAAGCGTTTCAGCGGGAGCAACGGGGAGTTTGCCAAGAAATACGGACTCCATCCCAGTATCTACAGCGAGATAGTCAAGGGGAAGATAACGGCGGACACGGAGAGGAAGATCGGGGATGCCAGATGGCTGGCTGTCGGCCGTCTGCTTGGGGTGGCCGCTTCGGAACGTGCCTGGAGGATGGCCCGCACGGATGTGTTCAACATGATTGAGCAGTATGTGGATTTCTGCAAGGAGCATTCCAAGGCGATGATGTTCGTGGATGAATGCGCCATAGGGAAGACATACTCCGCCTTGTACCTGTCCCGCAACCGCAAGAACTGCTTTTATCTGGACGCCACGCAGTGCCGCAGCCGCCGTTCCTTCATCCTCCATCTGGCGCGCTGCATCGGCGCGGACGAGGGTACGACCGAGGAAATGGAGGACAGTATCAAGTATGCCTTGTGCAACATCCCGTACCCGGTGGTCATCATCGACGAGGCGGGCGCGTTGAGCTATGCCGCGCTTGAATCGCTGCATGGCCTTTGGAACGGCACGGAGAACCTCTGCGGCTGGTTCATGATGGGATCCGACGGATTACGTACCAAGCTCCAGAACGGCAAGGGGCGCAGCAGGAAGAACTCATTCAAGGAGCTGTTCTCCCGTTTCTCCAGCAAGTATTATTCAATCGTGCCTACCGGCAAGGATGACCGGCTGCTGTTCTACCGCCGGCTGATCACGGATGTACTGTCGGTCAATGTGGATGATATGCAGATAGTGAAGAAAGTGGTGAACATGTGTCTTGACACGCACGGGGACACATTGGAAACCGGATTGAGACGTGCGGAGTCGGCATTGATACTTATGCAGGAAGGAGCCTAAAATGGAAAAGGAAGAGAAGAAGACAAAAAAACGGGTGCGTCTGTTGACTATGCGCAACGTATATGACAAGAAAATATCGAAGTTCCGTTTCTCCGGCATGTGGGCCGACTATGTATCCCCCGAGCCTGAGGACCATGGGATATGGCTGGTTTACGGTGCGGAGAAGAACGGAAAAACCACTTTCGCCCTCATGCTGGCCAACTATCTCCGCCAGATGGCCAGGGTTCTGTACCTGAGTGCGGAGGAAGGCATTTCGGCAAGCATACAGGACACCTGCCTGCAGGTCGGTATTCCGCAGGAGTGCTCGAACATGTACATGTATGAGTATATGCCTATAGAGGATTTGTGGGAGAAGCTGCGTGACCGCCGCAGTGCCAAGGTGGTTTTCATCGACAACGCCTCCTATTACAAGGACGAGCTGATGAGCAGGGAATACGGGCTGCTGAAACTTGTCCGCAACTTTCCGGAGAAACTGTTTGTCATTCTGGCACATGAGGAGAAAGGGAAACCGCATAATGCCGCCGCACGGCAGGCATCCAAACTGGCCAAGGTGATTTTTCATATCCAAGGGCTGGCGGCCATAGTCGGCGGACGTGTCGGAAACAATGTGGGTAGGAAGATTCCCATTGTCGAGGACAGGGCACGCCTCTATCATGGCGATGTGCTGAACGACGAACCATTTAACAGCAATAGCAATGAACAAGAGAATTGAATTACCCGCGACAAACGCCCAGAAGCGGTGCATACACCGCCTCAGACGGCAGTTCGGGCTGGACGAGGATGAATACAGGCATCTTGTCCGGCAGTTCAGCGGCGGACGGACAACGACGTCCGCGGAGTTGTACAAAAGCGAGGCCGCAAGGCTGATCGGGACGCTGCTCGATCCCGACAGGAGAAAGGATCCGGAAAGACGGGAGAAACTGGCGCTGGTCAAGGCCATTTACGCCGTGTCGATGGATATCGGTTTTCTCAACAGGAGCTACCGCAGCGACAATCCCGTGGAGGTCGAGATGAACAAGGCGAAGATCACCTCCTTCCTGAAGAGCCACGGAGGATGCAGGAAGCCGGTGTCAAGCCAGAACCTGGAGGAACTGAAGGCCACACTGAAACAGCTGAAGGCCATAAGACGGAAGGAGGAGGTATGAGAATGAAGCACCTTGTGTATGCGATATCCGCCCTCTCGGCTTTCACGGGCATGATAGTTAATGATGGCTTCTGGGCGAAAACATGGTCACTGAACGCCATGTTATGGATTCTGGTAGCATGGATAAACGATAATAACAATGATGACAATGGAAAAGACGAAATTCGAAAAGGAATGTGCTGACATGTGTGCCGATTGCCACGCCAAAGGGCTGGACATCTGCCGGGAGGACGCGGACACCGTGCAGCCGATGTTCGCCCGGTGCGGGCTGTGCGGGAAGGTGTTCTGTGAATACAACAACCACATGACCGTGAACCATCTCTGCTGGGAATGCCAGACGGCCATAGAACAGAACGTTGACTGCAACGAGGAGATAATCGACCCTGATTTATTCAGGAATTTATTCACTAATAAATAAGAACAGATATGGATATCAAGAATTTATCTGAAAAGGAACGTGAGGCCCTGCTAAGCAAGCTGCAGGCCGAAAAGAAAAGAAAGGACGGGGACCGAAAGAAGAACTACCAGAAGCTGCGTGCCAGATTCCTCGCCTCTGTGGAGAGGAAGCTCCGCAAGTATATCAAGGACGGCCAGGAGTTCAAGGAATGGCTCCGTAAGGAGGCCACCGCCTACTATGACCAGCTGAAGGAGTACGGCGGCCTGAAACGTGACGAGCAGCTCGGGTTCGAGGTGAAGAATGACACTTTCAAGGTCTCCGTCAAGGGGAACCGGGTCAAAGGCTTCGACGAGAGGGCAGACGTGGCAGAGAAGCGCCTTGTGGACTACCTGAACGCATGGATCGGCAAGAAGGGCGATGACGGGCGCAACCCCATGTACAAGCTGGCCATGTCGCTGCTCCAGCGCAACGAGGCCGGGGATCTTGACTACAAGTCCATCTCCCGCCTGTACGAGCTCGAGGATGACTTCAACGACCCCGAATATTCGGAAATCATGCAGCTCTTCCGTGAGAGCAACGTGGTGGAAGGCACGGTGATCCGCTTCTACTTCGAGGAGAAGGACGGAAATAATCAATGGAAAAGAATAGAACCCTCATTTAACAAGATGTAAGTTATGATGCACAATTGGTTTGAATGTTCCATCCGCTACGAGAAGGTGGCGGAGAACGGTATGAACAGGAAAGTAACGGAAGCCTATCTGGTCGATGCGCTCAGCTTCACGGAAGCGGAAGCCCGTATTATTGAAGAAATGAACCCGTATATCAACGGTGTATTTACTGTTTCGGGCGTCAAACGCGCCGGTTACAGCGAACTGTTCCCCTCTGAGGAAGATGCGGCCGACCGCTGGTTCAAGTGTAAGCTGTTCTTTATCACGCTGGACGAAAAAAGCGGAGCGGAGAAAAAGACCCCCACTACCGTACTGGTACAGGCTTCCGACCTTCGCGATGCCGTAAAGAAGCTGGACGAGGGGATGAAGGGCACGCAGGCGGACTATGTCATCGGCTCGGTGGCCGAGACCGCCATTATGGATGTCTATCCCTACACTGCTGATGTGAAACCTGAATTCTCCGGCGATGATAAGAAGGAAGTTTGACCATCCCCATGTAGTCCTGTGCCGCACATGCTGCGGCCGGGGCTTTCTTGAGAACCTGGACGAGCTGACGGACACCGTAAGTACCGTTACCTGTCCCGGCTGCGAAGGGAGCGGACGTGTGGTCGTATCCTCCGTTACCCTTACCACCGTGGAGCCTTATGATCCCGAATCCCCAAATCTCGCGCTGTATGGAAAAGGACGGAATGAATGAGTATCTGCTGAAAAATTTGGAGAGGGCCAAATCCGCAATGGAGGAGATACTGGATGAACCAAGACTCCGGTGCCGGGAGGGCTGGCATAAGCGTGACAGGGCGTTCCGTCCGCAGAGTTTCAGGAAAAGAACCACCTGGCACCGCATAAGGAGCCGATGCTTTTAAAACAGATTTAAGAACCTTTTAAACGACAATCTTATGAACCTGAGAAAAGACAACAAGGAAAAGAAACCGATGCAGCTTATACTGGACGAGATCTCCGGAATGACGGGCGTCTCCCAGGAGATGATCCTGTCCCGGATGATATCCAGGAACATATCCGATTCAAGGATGCTGTTCTGCTATATGGCGTATGAGGAAGGGTATCTGTTCCGTGAGATAGCCTCCTTCCTGAAGATATCCAGATGCAGGGCGACAACCGCGTATTATGATGTGAGACTGAGAAAGGAAAAGTTCCGCCCGATCATTGCAAGGCTGGCCGGATGCGGAACACCGGACTTTCCGCCAATGGAGAAGGAACATCAACCGGGAAAAAAACAAATGGACATCCTATGAGAACAACAGATAAAAACAAACGGTATCCCATTCCGGAATTCCACTATGAGATAAGCAGGAATGGTGAATTATGGAACACCAACACCGGAAGACTGATAAGACCCGGTTCGGACGGACGTTACTTACTAAGAAAACAGAAGCGTATGTATCGGTTTACTTATGGCAGGCTTCTGTATGCGGCTGAACATGGGATATGTCCTGATTCCATAAAAGGGATAGTCATTATGACGGAAGATAACAAACCGGTTCTGACGACACGCGGGGATTATTGCAAGAAAGTCATAATACCTTTCAGACACGGTTCTTCCCAAAGAGATCTGGTCCAACGCTATCGCGAGGATGTCCGTATAGCCGAAGTCATGATAGGTTTTTATGAAGAAGGTAATATGGAGGATATGGTGTCCGTTTTTACCATTTACGAATCAAAGGTCAAAGGCTATATGTATTCAGGAGGATTCACCAGCAGCCAGGATGTTATAAAGGAAGCGTGGCAAAGTATCATCACCCGTGTAATATCAGGTGTGTGTAAAAAGAAACTGTTCACAATTAATCCTTACAATTATCTCCGCCGGTGTGTACGCAGCTATTTCAGTGAAAGGAAAAGGGAGCGTATGGTATTGGTCGGGACACCGGAAAGGAGAAAAGGGCAAATGACCTATGATGAGATTATGGAAGCATTATAATTCAAAACGGAATGGAAATGAAGCAAAGTAAATTGACTCACGGCTCCCTATTTAGTGGTATTGGCGGTTTTGAATTAGGTGCCGAAATGGCAGGAATTAATACTTTATGGAATTGTGAATTTGAGGAACATAAAAGGAAAGTTTTAAAACGTCATTTCCATGATGCAATACAATACACAGATGTTTGCACCACTGTATACCCTCCTTATGTAGATATTATTAGTGGGGGATTTCCTTGTCAAGACATATCAATAGCAAATGTTTCAAAAAAAAATTGGGAAAATGGAAAAGTTAAAGGAATCAATGGAGAACGTTCTGGATTATGGAAACAATATAAAAGAATTTTGGGGGAAGTTAGACCTAAATACATCATGTTTGAAAACAGCCCAATGCTCACTATTCGAGGATTCGAGCAAGTCCTTTGCGACCTTTCCCAAATCGGGTATGATGCGGAATGGCAATGTTTATCGGCTTCGCAATTTGGGTTCAATCACAGAAGAGAACGTATTTACGGCATTGCCTACTCCAGCGAAATCGGACGCAAAAGTCGTATTGAAATCTTCCGTCCAATACAAGAGATATTACATGAAAGGACACCAAGACAAAGCCCTGTATCAATTCCAATTAAACGGTTTAACAGCAAATCAAGCTATGATGATGTACGAATGGATGATGGGTTTTCCGATGGATTGGACAAGAGAAGAATAGAAGATATGGGTAATGCGGTGATACCAGTGATTGCCTACTATCTATTTGAATGTATTAAGATTTTCGATAAACAATTAGAGTAAAACAATATAGAAATGAATAAAACTCAAAAGAAATTGTTGGCAAGGCTTATGGCTGTTACAAACAGCCTTGGCGGAACGCTTGACGGTACTGCTACCTGTGAGCAAAAATACATTGATAGGCAACGTGCTCACAGGCTCTCATACAAGGTCATATATGGTTTATTTGGCGATAATCCTAACAATCCCTATCGTGAAGATGATATAAATAATGCCTATAAAGCTATTGAGGAAATGGAGAAACTGGTACAAAAGGTATATCCTGACCGGAGTGGCTTTTTGAAAAATGAAGAAAAACAATAACCCTCAAAACTGATGAAAAAAAGAATAAGAAATAAAATGATGAATAATCCCGGAAGGTATAAGCTACATCAGTATTTGAAATATGCTCACCAATGGGCGGATACAGTCAGCTATAAATGCCGGTTATATTTGATATTGGATAATGGGAAAATAGTAAAAACCGATTAATAACAATAATTTGATATGAATAAGATAAAATTAGAAATTACTTCTGAAGGATGGGAGACTACCGTAATTATTAACGGCAAAGAATTTAAAGAAAAGCATATTGCAACCGTATTTGGCTCGGAAGGAGCTGAAGGGGATTTTGAAAGCGAAGAGGATATACCGGAAGAAGTTTATGATGCTTTGAATAGCTTCTTTCCTTATGAATGTATGCAGGCATTGCAGAATGTTGAATCATAACAATAACGGAATGAAGAAAATACTTTTAATATGTGCTATTCTCGCTTTAATAGTGGGATGTGCTTCGCCGAGAAAATATAAAGAGAATCGCTTCACGAAGCAGTTTCAGGAAGCGGATTCAATGTTTAATCAAAAAAGGAAAATAAACAATTTAACGATTGATTATGAATAGTGACAGACAGAAGATATTAACTGATTATATTTCTTACTTGTATACAACAAGAAGGACTTATAATACCATCGGTCAATATATCAAATATGTAACGGATTTTCTTGAACGTACTGAAGATGTCAATCGTCGTGGCTATCTGGTTTATAAGCGTGAAAATGCCAATATGGGGGCACGTTATCCATTGATGAGTGAAGCCATTTGTGATTTATTACACCACCTTAAAATTGGATATAACCGCCGAGAGCAGAAGATAAAGACGTTAGAAAGACTTGATGCCATTTCAGATAAGAATAGAAAACTGTTGAATGATTTTATAGTGTGGTTAACCGACAACAATGATTATTCGCCACATACAGTGGATGTTTATCATACATCCTTGAAACAATACTTTGAATATGCCAATGTCATAAATATGGAAAACTGCAAGCGGTTTATACGGACTTTAGAAGAAAAATCATTATCCCCACAGACTATCCGTCTGCGTATCACCGCTTTGGAAAAATTTTCTAAATGGCTAAAAAAGCCGATAGAGCTTAAGCGGCCTAAGATGAAGCGCAAGCTCGATGTGAGCAATGTCCCGACAGAAGAGGAATACAACCGCTTGTTGGATTTCCTGAAAACGAAATCCAACAAGGACTATTACTTTTTTGTCAAGGTATTGGGTACAACGGGTGCCCGTCTGTCGGAATTCCAACAGTTTACGTGGGAAGACATCATATCCGGGGAAGTAGTATTAAAAGGAAAGGGTAACAAGTACAGACGTTTTTTCTTCCAAAAAACAATTCAGCAGGAAGCGAAGGTTTACGCTAAAGAATATGGTAAAACCGGGATTTTTGCGGTAGGGAGATTCGGCCCGATCACACAGCGTGGCTTTTCCCAGCACTTGAAAACATGGGGAAAACATTGCGGCATTGATCCAAGGAAGATGCACGCGCACGCCTTCCGGCATTTCTTTGCTAAAATGTTCCTGAAAAAAAACAAAGATGTTATTCAACTGGCTGACCTTCTAGGTCACGGGAGTGTAGACACAACTAGAATTTATTTACAGAAAAGTTATGACGAACAAAAAAAAGATTTTAATCGAAACGTTACATGGTAGTGTAGCGCAGCTCAATGAACTGTCATCCATGACCGAAGGGATAGACATCTATGACGAGACCGGACATGTTGATACAAAATTTCTCATGGAAGCGCTATCCTGTGTCAATACCTTCGTGAATGCGAGCAATACGGTTGTTCAAAAAATATCCTCACTGTTAGCACCTGACGCCCCGGTTGGGGAAAAGAAGAAACAGGCTGACGAAGGCAAAAAATGGAATGTGGAAGAAATACTGAAACATTGTACTCTTGAGAACAATATCCTCAAACTTCCTCAAGTTCAATTCAATAAAAAATCTTATGCCGAAGCAAAAAAGTGGATAGAAGAAGCCGGCGGCTCATGGCAAGGTGGGAAGATACAGGGTTTCACATTCCCGTTTAATCCGGAACGTGTGTTCTCCATCTTGAAAGAAGGTAAGCGATGCGATTTGCAAAAAGATTTTCAGTTCTTTGAAACACCTGCTGATATTGCAGACTGGCTGGTAATGCTTGCCGGTGGAATTCATGAAACAGATACCGTACTTGAACCAAGTGCCGGACGTGGTGCTCTGATAAAAGCGATTCATCGGTCGTGCCCGTCAGTAACAGTTGAATGTTATGAACTGATGCCAGAAAACAGGGAGTTCCTTCATACACTTGATAACGTAATATTGCTTGATGAAGATTTTACGAAAGACAGTGTAGGGCATTACACTAAGATTATTGCTAATCCTCCATTCTCCGGCAATCAAGACATAGACCATGTAAGACTTATGTATGAACGCTTGGAAGAAGGTGGAATTCTTGCAGCTATAACTAGTCAGCATTGGAAATTCGCGTCTGAAAAGAAATGTGTTGAGTTCCGGGAATGGTTGGAAAAAGTACATGGAGAAGTGTTTGAAATCAGCGCTGGCGAGTTTAAAGAGAGTGGAACGACTGTTAGTACAATGGCGGTAGTTATAAAAAAATAATTCATAACCGGAACAGAAAGGAATATTTATGATAGAAATAGATTTGAATGATACCGTTAGTGTAGAGCTTACAGAATGGGGAGCCGCATATCTTAATGCAACGAATATATTTAAGGAAATAACCACTACACAGAAATGCCATTATAAGACTGATTATAAAGCAGGTGATGTTTACAAAAGCCAGCTTTGGGAGTTGATATTGGAGTTCAAAGATGGGATTATATTTGATAAAGAGAAGGCTTTTAATAAATTGAAAAAAGTAATTGATCAATAAGGAACAAAACATAGCAAATATGAATAAGATAGAAAAATTGGCTGGAGAGTATAACGCCACCTTTGCCAGACTAACAGTAATAGAAAGTGAATTGACCAAAGAATGTCAGAAATACGTTTCTTGGGACACTGTTCAAGTAAGTATCACCGGTGGCTGTGCTCCCATTGTAAAAGCAAAAGGAGAGATAGATGCTGTTCCTTTGGAAGACTTTGTAAATCATGTGAATAAGCATAATAATATGTCGGAATGTGCCTATGGTCATTTAGCTTGTGTATAATTCAAATTTGAATAGAAATGAATAAGATTATAGTCATAAAGAAAGAGAAACCTATCTATCAGTTAGATGGGCTTCCAGGAGTAAAAAGACGTAAGGTTGATGCGTATCTTATCAATGATACAAGTGATATTGAACCAACTCTTGAACTGGGATATGCGTGTACTGCTGCTGGAGATAATGGAGCCATAAATGTTTGGAAGGATGATGCAGGAATAATTCGCGGTGAATTAATGCGGTATTGTGTAACTGTTGAAAAGAAAACGTTCACTAGCTATGTAGAAGTGGAAAAATGTGTTAGCGATTGGCTTGAAAGAATTAACTAATAACTGAACAGCAATGAGTGAAACAATACAATTATCTCCTGGTCTTGTAGCTGCCTATAAGGAACTATTGACCAACCCAAAGAAAAATGGATTTTCTTTCCGTCCGATAACCGAATGTTTCAGAGAAATCGAAACGGTAACTCCAAAGCATGAATTATTTAATGTGTACATTGAATATCTGCAAAAGCCATTGCCCAAAGTAATATTCTACATTATCATGGATGAACTTTATGGTAACTTGACAGGACGGGCTATGGATGCGGAAGGTAAATCGGGGTATTTAGGGTACAAACTTGAATTTATAAAAGATAAATAATGAACAAGTCAAAAGAATATATTAAAAGTGAGAGTTTTGTGGTAGTCAATCCCGACTACCCGGTTATCGCAAAAGAAAATGCTCTTAAAGCTCTTGCAATGGCAGAGGAAGAAATGAAACGGAAAGCCATCGAAGTTCTTTCCTCTGTTTTGGATAACTGGGTGCATGGTGGTGACGCAGACTGTATCATTGCGGAGTTTGAGGAAAGATTAACTATAGGATAAAAACAGAACGGGCGCCTGCGGCATACAATAATATGCGGGGGCGCCCGTTGTCAATGAGAAGCTATCGTGTTTCTTTCCGCAGTCTTTCCCTGACCTGCCGCTCCGTGAATCCGAATGCCGCGGCGAACTGTTTGAACTTCTCCTTCTGCCCGGAGGGGAGAAGGGAGTACAGGCTTGAGAACGGCGTGCCGCCTTCCAGCGCTTTCCTGATTTCTTTCTTTTTCATATAAGTTCCTTTATCTGTTTCTTACAACATTCACAATCACACAGCAGCAACCTGGCCTTGTCGAACATCTTCTGTCCTATATTGCCGGACAGGTAGCATATCTCCTCGCCCCACGGATCGATCCCCAGTGCCTTTGCCATGTGCGCTTCCAGGTGCTTCCTCTCATGGTCATAGGAGTTCTGGAACTCGGCGGGTGACGATGTGATCCCTATCACCATGACCGTCTGCCTTGTGCCGTAGTTGGAATAGGTGAGTCCGGTGTCCGGTTTGCCGGAGGACAGGTTCCTGTACGCCGTTTCCAGATCATCCCCGCGGCAGCCTATGTCATAGAGCCTGCCAATGATCTCGTCGGTGTAGTAACAGTCCACGGCATAGTAGACCGCCACCTTCCAGCCGTATTCCTCTATGTCAAACCGCTGGCGGATCATAACATCTCGTCCCATTCCACCGGTTCCCCGGCCCTTGTCATTTTCGCATACCACATGCACATGACCATGCCTTCCGGAGCGTCATAGTCATCTATGATATCCTTGACGTAAAGCGCCAGATGGGGCTCGTCGGCGATGGAGGACTTGAAACAGTCCGCTTTTGCCTGGTTGGCCACGTATACATAGTCATATAATGTGTTGTTCTCCACCCTGACCCCGTTCTTGGCCAGAAGTTCGTCCACCTTGTCCTTGGTCATGGGTTCGATCTTCTCGCTTTTTCCGGTTGCCGGGTTCATCCTGCGCATGAGCGACACGGCGAAGTCGCACAGCTTCTTGTTGAAGTGCCAGCCATTGTGCCGGAGGTACGCCGTCAGCTCCTTTGGCCGGTCATCGTATATGTCCAGAGGTTCCTTTGTCCTGTTCATAGTCTTCTTGTTAGCCGGGACGGGGGAATCCTCCGTCCCGGCGGGTTAAACTAACGGTATCTTGAATAGCGTCCTGTTCCGGGCACTCCGCGGCGCTGGCCCATCGAGCCGCCGCCATAACGGTTCCCGTATCCTCCGCCGTATCCGCCACGGTTTCCATAACCGCCACGTTGTCCCATGTCGTCATACTCGTCATAGTCATCGTAGCCGTCGTCGCGCTGTCCCATGCCGCTCCCTTCCGAGAGTTCCTCAATGCACTGCATGAGCTTGCCGCCATACTTGAGCATTTTTTCGGCATAATCGGACATTCTCTCGACCTTGCTGTCTTCTATCTCGATCATCATCATACTTGTTGTTTTTTAGAATTGTTCGTACTGGGCCTTTCCGCCGGTTTAAGCAGTTCGGCCATCATGGCCTTCAGCTCGGATATCTCCTCCCTGAGAGCCTTGTTTTCCGCCTCCTGTCTCTGCCTTTCGGCAAACTCGGGATTCAGTATCTCCATCATCTTGCCGCAGGCGTCCACTATGGCACGGTGGTGGTCTATGCTTCTGAGTATCTCCGCGGACCTGTTCCTCATGGCCGCCACCTCGGAGTTCATCGACTCCCTTGATCCGGATATGACCATGTTCCCGCCTCCGGGGAAATTCGCGTCGGCGATGTCCGCCCCCGCGGGTATCTTCTGGAACGTGACGGTCTGTTCGCCGACCTTGACGGTGATGTCCACCACCATCTTCATCGGCTGGCCGAACATCACCGGCTGTGTCCCGTCCGGGACCGGGTTGGATACTCCCGCAATGGCGCCGACCTCCACATAAGGCGTCCCGTCCTTATGGAGTATGTAAAACTGGCTGTTGACTCTTAAATTCTGGAAAGGCATAATTGTTTCTCTTTAAATGGAGGGATTCCTCCCTCCTTGTTCTTAAACTACTCCGGTCATTATCTGCAGGGTGTTTGTCGTCCTGTCGAACCAGAACTCGAACACTCCCGTACCGGGGATGTCGGCCGCCGTCAGCGCTTCCCCGTTGTACTTGGTCACGGCCTGTGTCACCCCGTTTGTCTCGAACAGGACCGGCAGCGTCCCGGTTGTCCCTGTGGGGACGGCCTGCGCCAGGTCAATGTAGATGGTCCCCCTGTACCATGCGTTCACAAAGGCATGGTTGGGAAAGGAGAACACCACATTGTCGGTATTGACCGTTACTCCCGAGGTTGATATGGCCGCAGAACCCCTGCGGTTTACAAATTGGAAAGGATATACTGCCATAATAGCCTCCTTCCTCAATTAACCCCAAAAGCCATTACCGGCGGCGTAAGGATTGAAGCCGTATCCAAGACCATATTGGGCCGCCACACAGGTGGGGATTCCCACAACCGGGCTGTACGGCACCTTGGCCACTTCGGGCTGGTTGCACTCAATCTTCGCCAGACGGGCGCTCAGATCACCCAGCGCGGCGTTGACAGGCGCGATGGTCTGTGCGGACACCTGTGCGAAATACGCGTTCTGGTGCTCCTGCGATAGCTGGTTGACGAGCGTGCTGTTCTTTTCGCGCAACGAGTCGATCTTGTCAAGCAGCGCCTGGTTCTGCATGGCGTCCAGCTTGCTGATGATGGCGTTGGTGTTGGCCGTGCCGGCGTCACGCAATGCGAGCGTGTTCTGGTTGGCCGTGTTCACCAGTGCGTTTGTCTGGTTGCATACGGACAGCTGGTTCTCGTAGCCCATTTTGGTGATGTTCTCGTTTGTCTGGCAGCAGCACTGGCAGATCTGCGACTGGATGGCGTTGTTGCCCTGCATGATCGCGGTGACGATCTGGTTGGTGTTCATGCCCATCTGGTTGCCGATGTTGCATATCTGCATGCCAAGACCGTTTATGCCGGCCTGTACGGCGTCCGAGGAAGTGTTCAACGCGGTGGCCAGGCTTTGGATGTCGTATCCGTTGCGTTGTACGGCCTGCATGATCACGGCGGTGTTCGCGTCGTTCTGCACGAAGGGGACCACGCCGCCCTGTCCGTTGCCCATCATTCCGCCACGGGCGCCGCCGAAACCTCCCATGCCTCCCCATCCCATCAGGATGAACAGAAGCAGGATGGCGAACAGGTCGTCACCCCAGCCGTTGCCGTTACGGTTGTTGCCGTTTCCCATCAGCGCCAGGATGTTCGGATCCACACCGCGCTGTTGCATAAGCGCCGGAAGCATGGCCAGAATGCCGTTGGTGCCGCCTCCGGAGTTCCCGTTCTCGGGGAACACAAAAGTTCTTGATTCACTCATAGTTGTATTTGTATTTTGTAGTTCCGGTCACTAATCCGACCGTGGTGCAAACATACTCAACTACACGCGCTCCGTCGAGCGTCCTGTTCTGATGTGTTTCCTTATTTGTTCCAGATATATTCCGATCATCGGCGAGGTGATGTTCCGGGCCAGCAGGTGTCGTATCCCCCGTGCCGTGCGGTTGGTCATCCCCGCTATCTGGTCGGGATACATGCCGGCTTCCGAGAGCAGCCTGACAAGCACATATCTGGCGTCCGTGGACTCCATGTCCCTATAGTCGCCCAGTATACGTTCCCTCGGCACTTCCGTTTCACGCTCGGTCAGGACGAGCAGGTTGAAGAAAATTTCGCTCTTGCACATGATTATTCAATTTTTATTATTACTTTTGTGCACCCCACATAAATAGATACACCAATTCACGTCAAGGACTTTAGCCCTCAGCGTGTGGATTGGTGTATCTATTTTTCGTTTTTATGTGGGAATTTAAACGAGCGTTGAGGGCTTTTTTATTATTAACCCTCCCTTTGTTGCATATTTATTTCATAATCACTACCTTTGTCATACAGGTAAAAGTTTTTTCAAATTGTTCAAATGTTTCAGGGTATGAGGAAATCCAGGATAAACACTCCGGGAAGAAGTTATGTGTTCCGTGTTACGGATGTCGTGCGCATTTATGACGAGCACAGCCGCAGCGGCCTTTCGAACCGTGAGATATTCCGCCGTTACATCTGGCCCAAATACCGGATATGCGAACGTACCTTCTACAATATGATCAAGGCCAGCGCGGACGACCGTGTCATCGCCCGGCAGTGCGAGATGCAGATGACACTTTTCTAAAGTCTCTCAACCGCCCTGAACGTGTATTCCTCCACATCCTCCACCACCTCCGCATGATTATGGTTTGTGTCGCTGGCTGTACGCCGGAACATGTCAAAGCATACCTTCCCGTTGTCCCCCTTGAAATCATGCAGGCAGGCGCTGATCTCCTCCAGCAGGCTGAAACGTTCCAGGGACTGCTGCTGGTATCGGCTTCCCTTCCTTGACGAGCCTTTCCAGGGGGTCACGACATGCAGCCTGACTGTAACCGCCGCCTGCTGTACGGCACCCGATAGCGTCGTCCATTTATACGGCATGAACTCAAGGAACACGGCGGGCATGTCGAAAGGCTCCTCCTCCTCGATGAAGTCGACCTGCTCGTTCCACAGGTCATAGGTCCTGACTGCCGGCACCCCTTGCCTGTCCGGCAGCTGTTCCAGGCGTTCCTGGAGCTGCAAATAGAAAAAACTTCTCATATTTTAATCGTTATCGTTGAACACTTTCTTCAAATTCTCCACGGCTATCTCATCCAGCAGTTTCTCCAGATCCGGATGGCGTCCGATGAACTGACGCCTGGGAATCATGATCCTGCTTCCTGTCTTCTTCAGCGCCATGGCCTTGTAGAACTCCGCATCCCGGGATATCTGCCTGTTCTTCCTGCCGTTCCGTGCCTTCCCGGCCTTTGTCCGGGCTATACCTCCCACGGCCTGCCTGTACTTTATCCAGAAATATCCCTTCATCCTGCGGGTGACGGTGATGCTTCCCCCCTCGTTGTGTATCTTCGCATACGGCACGGACGAGGTGATCTCCACCCCCTTGCCTCCTTCCATTATCCGGGAGCGTATGCTGCGTCTGAGGGTCCCGGACTGTACGAGCAGGCCTCTGGTTTCGTCCGTGTCACCCTTCCGCCTTTTCCACTTCTCGGTGAAGAAGGCCTCGCGCTTGAAATTCATGTCGAACTCATCCTTCGCCTCCACCATGATGTCATTCAGCGTAAGGCGGATGAAGCGGTTTATCCGTCCCCGCAGCTCCCTCATGGTCTTTTTGGAACCGTTGTCATCCATTGCCGCCTCCTTTCCCGGCCTGTTTCCGGATGATCAGGCAGGCCCTGCACAGTTCATTCCCGTCCCCCTTGCCGTCGCAGTCCGCACAGTCCTTGCGGGTGTACGGGTTATATGCCGGGAATGTGGTCATCCGTTTCCCCGGATTGAATCGCATCATCTCCTGGTACTTTCCCGATGTGGCCTGCGATCCGAGGTTCATGGCCTCCCTCTCGTCGCTTTCCGGATACTTCCCTTTGCGGACCTGTTCTGTCGTGCAGCGGCATCCGAACCCGTTGGGCGGGAGATACCAGTCCCAGAACCTGCTGGAGAGGGGAAGGGTGATCCCGTCCAGTGGACGGTGGCCCTTGCGGACCCTCTCGTCTCCGGCGGTACGGTACTGCAGGTTGTAATCCTCCCCGTCCTTCTCGAAATCCTTCCATTTCGCGGCCATCAGCGCCGATGACCTGGCAAAGTTCCACTCTGTTTTCAGATAGGCCCCGTTATAGGTGTCGTTGATTGTCTGAACGTCGTTTAAAAACCGTTCAAACGGTTTTAATCCGCCGTCTTCATCGAGCAGGGAGGGAAACGCCTCGTTCAGCTCGTGGAAGGTCTTTATTCCGCTGAAGACATAGTCGGACTCCTTCAGCCTTTGCACGCTCACCTCGTCCAGCGGCACCTCCCTGACGGAAAGGTCCACGGCATTGTCAAGCAGCGCGGCGGTCTTCTTGATGAATTCCCTGACCTCCTCGTCCTCCAGCATCTCCGGGCTGAACCCCTTCTGTCTGTACAGCCATGCCATGAGCGGCAGGAAGGCCTCCTCCACCTGCGAGGTGTCGGCCTGCCGTGTGTCGTTGTCGTCTTTTTCCAGGGCCAGCGTGCTGTTTCCGTACAGCAGCGCGGCCCTCTCATGCAGCCCCGCATAGTCGGCGGGGCCTAGTCGAAAAAAGGTTTTACCAGCTGCTCCTTCCTGTCCTTTCTTGTTATTACGGGAATCTGGTACTTGTTTACGATATATTTGGGGTCCACCTCGTAGTGGTTCATCACCATGGTCTCGTATGCCACCTGCTGCTCGGGCGTGTAGGTCACGCTGTCATCCCAGTCAAAACGGTACCCCTTGACCGGAAACCCGTGTTTTACCATGCGGGGGATCAGCTGCCAGTTCACCAGGTCCTTTATCATGTCGGCATCCTTGTTGATCAGGTTGTCCAGCATGTTCTCGTGAACCTTGGACTGTGAGAGCGACGCCCCGTTGTCCACGGTCATGGTCTGCGTGAGCACCGCCTTGCTTATCTCGCTGTTGCAGCGTTCTATGCGCCTGTCGTACACATTGTACGCGTCCCCCCGTGTGGATTCCTTGATGTCGATGGTCGTCCCTTCCGGGAACAGCCCGTATGACGCGGCCCCCATGTTCCTGAGCAGCCTTTCCAGCCTGTCGAATTCCTTGGGGTCACGGCTGGTGGTCGTTCCGATACGTAAGGGGATGCCGAATATCTCCCCGAACATGTCCCAGAAGCTGGACATGTTCTTTTTCGGGATGGTATGCAGGGCGCATTTGAGGTACAGCCCCAGGTCATGCGTGCCTCCGGCTTCCGTCACCCACCATGACACGGGTCCGTTGCGGTAGTCATACCCCGACTGCCATGTGTCGTTCTCGCTGGTGATGATCACCCCGTGTTCAGGCACGACATGGGTGCGCGGTATCAGGCTGACGCTGCTGAACACCGGCTTGTCCTCCACGGTGATGACGGGTCCCAGCTCGATGAGGGAGTTCCCGTAATATATGCTCTCAAGGCTGAGCCGCATCCACTGCTTGAACCACGGCGTTTCGAACAGCTCCCTGAGATCCTCGTTCTCGGCGCCTGACCTGTCGACGATCCTGAACCCCTTGTTCATGACGAACCCGGTACGCTGTTCCACGCATCCGGCAAGGTGCCCGTCCACATCCACGTCCGTATAGATGTTGTACAGCCGGTTCCGCCTGGGCTGCTCCACATTGATGGCCTGCTGCCATGCGTACCGCCATGACCTCAGGTCGTTGCGTGTGAGGTTCTCCGTCTGCAGCTGGAGGCTGACCGTGATGTCTCGGACCTTTTTCCGGTCCGCCCGGCGCGCAAGGTCCATATTGCCGATGCGCACCCCCTTGTCTCTTCCTTTTCCCATAATTACCAGATATAGTTGTTCCTGATCCCCTCACCTGTGCGGATCGGGTTGTAGTAGTCTTCCTGTCCGTCGGGCCCGGTGACGGTGGGGAGGTCAAGCATCACATCGGAGGCCTGCACCGCCTCCAGCCATTCCACCTGTTTGTCATACTGCGTGCTGTACTTCTCAAGGCTCATGCGGGCCGGCAGGCCCAGCGCCATCCTGTACAGCGCGATATCCGTCAGGCACCCCACCAGCGCCATGTTCCTTTCGTCCCCCTCTCTGGAGAATGCGGCATCCACGTCGTACCGTCCTCTCAAGTACCCGGCGGCAAAATCCATGGCGAACCTTTCGGCAAGCAGGCGGTTCTCCTCCTTGCTCTGCTGCACGATCTTCAGGGCTTCCTCCCCGATATTGATATAGTCCTGTTCCGTTATATACATAATGGTATGTTTTGTTTGATTGTCACCATCCTTCCTTGGGCGCCTGCCTCATTCCGATACGGGGCGGCATGGTATCCTGGCGCACCTGTTTCTGCAGCTTGTATATCGCCCCCTCGTCCGCGTCCGGGGAGTCGTCATGCGCCCGGCTTCCCTGCTCGAAGGAGAGCGTCTGGTCAATGGAGGTCCGCATGTCGGCGTCGTCCTTCAGCCTGATGTTGTACCAGACGAGCCCTCTTTCCCACAAGGGTGATATGGCCTCGATCCGTGCGAACTTGTCGGGTTTCTTGCGCGTGTCCGGCATGATGGGAAGCTGGTATCCCCTTATGTCCCCCTCCCTCTGGAACTCGTCAAGTATGGTGTCCTGCATGAAGTTCGCCTCCATATAGAAGATGGCGGCGCAGTCCTCCGGCAGGGATTCGTACAGGTCATAGAGCCAGCGTACCATCTCGCCTACGCCGCACTGCCGGCAGAACGCGCGTATGCAGTGCAGCTCCCTGTGCGATGCCGTTTTCATCCCCCTTTTGGGCCGCCCCCACATCTTGCACGCCTTGTAGTCGTTCTTTCCGCCGCTCTTCCACGAAGGGTCGACATATACCACGATGCTTTCGTAGTATTTCAGCCTGAGCATCGGCTTGTACCTTATCCATCTTTCCTGGAATACCGCCCCTTCGGTGACGGGGTTGTTCATGTATTCCTTCTGGAAGGAGCGGTATCCCATGAACTCCTCCAGTCCGTGGAGGTATTCCGCCGTGTATCTCTCGGGCCATGACGGGTTCCCGTCCCTGTCGAAAGCGTTGACGGAGCTGGTGTGCACGGTCCTGCTGTCAATGATCTTCTGCAGCACGCTGTTCTTTCCGATCAGGTTGCCCACCATGACAAACCGTCCTCCCTTTCCCCCGAAACATCCGAAGAGCGCCTCCTTGATCCACTTGGTCATCTCGCGCACCCGGGCCTCGCTGCGGCACATCTCGTCATCGTCAAGGTCATCCACCACTATGTAGTCGGGACGCATCTCCCGGAAACGAAGGCCTCGCGGCGACTGTCCCCGTCCCCGGCTGAAAAAGGCACACCGGTCCTTTGTCACGAACTCCCCTTCCTGCCAGCATCCGGCGTTGTACTGTTCGCCGAAATCCTCGATGATGTACCGGTTGGACTGCAGCTCCATCTGCAGGTCCCCCAGAAGGGCGTCCGCATTGTCCTCGCTTTTTCCGACCAGCACCATCACATGCAGCTTGCCGTTGAATTTCAGCCACAGGGGTATGCCGATATCCAGATGCACGCTCTTGGCATGGCCGCGCGGCCATTTGAACACGGCGCGGCAGTTGTCGTTATTGTACATATACCGGGCCGCATCGTTATGGAACCCGGCATTGGGACATTCGCAGTAGTGTTTGAGGTAACGCTGGCAGAAATAGCCGTAATCCCTGAGCGCCCGCGCGATGTTGCGTTTCCTCTCCTGGGGGGATTCCATACGGTCCTCCGATGTGATCCTGGCCAGCCGTTCGCTCTGCTGCAGCCAGCGTTTGTACGCGTCCTTCCTTTCCTGTTCCGTCATGGCTTCTTTGTGAAAAAGGGGGTTAGAAAATCATCATGCAGGCCGTGGAGCATCGCCACGACCTTGTCGGGGAGCTCCGGATAATCCTTCCGGTGTTCCATCAGCCAGTCCTCGAACCGGATGAAGGCCTCCACATAATGCACCACATTGGTGCTCCTGTCCATCTTCTCGATGGTGGCGGCCAGCTTGACCAGGTCGTCGGCTATCTTCTTTTTTTTCAGATACTCGTCAGGGTCCTCGATGGCGTCGTTGATAATGGAGAGGATCTTCTGCGTGACCTCCTCGCGTGTCATTCCGTAACAGGCCTTCAGCTCCCTCCATCCTTCCTGGCTGATCCACCTGCTGAGCGTCTGGCGGGCGATCCCCGTCATCTCGATGATCCTTTCCTGCGGGATTCCCTTGAGGTACAAAGCCTTGGCGGTATCTTTCGACTTATGTCCGGTTCTTGCCATAATGAATTGTTTTTTCTGCAAATATGCACCGCGGAACGTCCCGGAGTCAAGAAAATGCGCGGGCGTTGCACACAATGATGAAAGTGTTGCACACTTTTTTTGAACGCCTTCCCTCCGGATGTAAGTTTGCGGCAAAATCAGACGGAAATGGGCAAAAGAATAAGAATAAGCAACGAAACGCTGAACTGTTACGGAACATGGGTAAGGACGGACGGGGTGGACCTGTCCCAGTACGAGCGGAACCCGGTATTGCTGTGGATGCACGAGAGAGGGTGCGTCATCGGAATGGTGAAGGATATCAGAAGGGAGAACGGCGAGATTACCGGAGAACCCTGGTTTGACGATGTCCGGGAGGAGAGCAGGATGGCCAGGCAGCAATGGGAGAAAGGCACGCTGCGCATGGGATCGCCCAATTTCGACATACTCGAACTCTCCGAAGATCCGGCGCTCCTGAAACCCGGGCAGACCTGCCCCACAGTGACCAGGTCCAAACTGGTGGAGTACAGCATGGTGGATATCGGGGGCAATGATGACAATATCAGCCTGATTTATGAAGGGAAACCGTTGAAACTCAGCAAGGGGGACGGCTCGCACAGTCTTCCCCTCCTGAAAAAAAACAATAACCAAAAAACTACACCTGAAATGAACAATGAAGAAATGAAAGCAGTCGCCCTGATGCTGGGCCTCACGGATGCCGCGACACTGACAGACGTGCAGAAAAAGATCAATCTCCTGTTGGAGTACCAGAAAGCGAACGGAGTGCTGCAGGCCGAGAAGGAGAAGCTGGAGAAAGAGCTTGACGGACTCAGGCTCTCGGGTATAACCGCCCTTGTGGATTCCGCCATCGGGGAGGGAAAGATCAGCGCCGACAGGAAGGATCATTTCATCTCCCTGGGAAAATCGGTCGGTGCGGAGTCCCTCAAACTGACCTTCGAGGCGATGAACCCCGCCCTGCGCCCTTCCGTCATACTGGCTGGAAAATCCGGAGGGCCCGCACATGCGGGAGGCTACGAGAAATGGACGGATGTGCCGGAGGAGGAGCTCAAGCTGATGCGTTCCGATGACCCGCAGCAGTACAGACGCCTGTACAAGAAGCAGTTCGGAGTGGATTGCCCTGAATTTAATTAACTAAAAATTAAAAGCGAATCATGAAAAAGAAATTTATTCTGAAATTTTTGACCGGAACGGCCTTCAATGTCATAATGGGGGTCATCCTTGCGTCAATGGTAGGGATCAGCCCCGCATACGGTGCGGCCTCGGGAATTGTTGTGCCGATGCTCCTTAAGGGATTCATGCCGGCCGGTGCCGCCATGGAGGGTGTGTACACCGAAGTATGGACGGGGGAGCTGGTCAGACAGCTCGGCGCGGGACTGACGGCGTCGTTCCTTGACGGGATACCGGACTATTCCGCAAGAGTGAACAACGAGATCATCCACCTGGTGGACGTGGGCGCCGATCCGGACGTGCTGGTGAACAACACCACCTATCCCATACCCATACAGAATCTGGAGGAGAATGACATCCCCATCGGCCTGGACAAGTTCCAGACAAAGGCCACCCGTGTGACGGATGACCAGCTTTATGCCATCTCCTATGACAAGTTCTCGCTTGATGTCGAGCGTCACAGGAATGCCATCGACCGTATCCGTTACAAGAAGGCGGCGCACGCCCTGGCTCCATACAGCCATACAGGCAAGACTCCGGTGATCCCCACCAGCGGGGAGGCGGACGCCACAGGACGGAAGAAACTGACCTTGAAGGATATCATCGCCTTGAAACGCGCCCTGGACAATGCCGAGGTACCGGAAGACGGGCGCCGTCTCGTGCTGTGTCCGGACCATGTGAACGACCTGCTCGAACAGGACCAGTCGTTCAAGGACAAGTTTTACAATTATACCAGCGGCAAACTCCTGAACATGTACGGTTTCCAGATATACACGTTCATCAACTGTCCGTATTACACCAAGGAGGGAGTCAAGGTTCCGTACAACCAGACTCCGGGTGAAACCGACCTGAAAGGATCCTTCGTGTTCTATGTCCCCCGCATGTTCCGTGCGCAGGGCTCGACCAAGATGTACTATTCGGCTGCGGCCACCAGCCCGCAGACCCAGGAAAGCCTGGTCAACTTCCGCCATTACTACATCGTTCTTCCCAAGAAACAGGAGGCGATCGGAGCCATCTATTCGTGGGACGGTACCACTGTCCAGAAAAAGGACCAGGAGGTTCCGGCCGAGAAACGGTGGGCCCAGGTGAGACGGGAAGCGGTGGCGGCAGCGAAAGCGAAAGCCTCGTCTGAAGGAACGGATTCGGAAACCGAAGAACTCGAGGTATGACCATGACACCAAGAGGACTACGAAACAATAACCCGGGGAACCTCCGCCTGTCAGGTGACAGGTGGAAGGGCCTCCGCCCGGTGCAGACGGACAAGGAGTTCTTCCAGTTCACCGACATGGGATACGGCTACCGTGCCATGCTCATCACCTTGAGGAACTACCGGAAGAAACACGGTTTGAAGACCCTCTCCCTTATGATCGGGCGTTACGCCCCGTCCACGGAGAACGACACCCGCGCCTACCTTTCAAGCGTATGCGGCGAGCTTCAGGTTCCAACCACCTACGAGCCGGACGTGGATGACAAGGGGACGATGTGCCGTCTGGCCGCCGCGATGAGCCGGGTGGAGAACGGCGTGCCTGCCGTCATGGCGGACATAGAGGCCGGCTGGGACATGATCTGAAAAATGATATGCGTATGGACTGGGGCACTGTATTCGAACTTCTCCAGCAGTGGCTGGCCCCCACGGGGTGCATAGCCATGGCAATAGGCTGGTGGCGTGACCGCAGGCTCGTCAAGGTCCGTGCGGTCAAGGAGAACGAGGGCACATACAAGCAGTTGTATGACGACCTCTCCGAGACGACTTTACATTTAAGCGACCAAATACGAAAAGTCAATGAGAAAATTATCGTTCTGGAACAGGCACTGCGTAAATGCTACCAGTGCAAGTATGCTGAGCGCTGTCCTGCTGTTGTCTGGATGCGCAGCAAACAGGGAGAGCCGAACAGCCGTCCGCTCGGGCTCTCTTCAGAGGAGCGTAACCGGGGAAATAATCTTCGGCAAGGCCCCGACGACTCTGACGAGCCTGGCACTGAAACCCGGGCTCCTCCGGACGATAGGCGGCCTTCCGGCCGGCATGGGCGTGACGGAGCAGCATGAGGGTCTGGACCTGAGGGTGGAATCGGACGGGGAAGGCGGCGTGAACGTCACGGCCGTCTCACATGCCCGGCCGGAGATCACCGTAAGGGAGACCTCGGACCTGAGATGGGAGTCAGAGGAGAGTACGGCCGAGGAAAAACAGCCGGTTCCCTCTTTTTGGGAGCGGACAAGGACGAAGGTGTTGTGCTGTTTTGTCCTCCTGTTTCTCTTCTGGGGGCTCCGGCGGTTTAAAGACAAATCAAAGAACAATTAAAACATGAATCATTATGCCAGAAACGAATACCGGCGCCATCTATGGCGTGAAAACTCTTAAACATAACGGGAAGGCTCTCGGGCTGATATCCGAGGACGGGCTGCAGCCCGGAGGCGACTCGCCTTCCAAGACCCGCATCTGGGCGGCGCAGAAACGCAACGCGCCGTTCGCGGTGATCAAGTCCACACCGGGCACCAAGACATGGACGTTCACGCTCATCGAGCTGTCCGCGGAGAATATGATACAGGTGATGGGCGGAACGACGGAAGATACCGGAATCTACGTGCCCCCTACGGAGGACAAGGACGTGCAGGGCGTGTTCGACATCGAGACCGTGACCGGCCACACGATCCGGATCTACAACGGGGTGCTCACCTGCAATTTTGCCAACGGGATCAACTTCAGCAACGTGCTGGGCATCGAGTGCGAACTGGAGATGCAGGAGGCCGGGGAGAAACCTCCCTACAAAGTGTTCCCTCCCGGACAGGTGCCCCCCGCCGGTGAAATTACGTCGCAGTCATGACGGAGGACAGGGACACGCGGTGCCAGGCGGCGGACATGCTGCTTGACATCGGCATCCGCATTCCGGTGATGCCGCTCAGGCCCTTTAAAAAACGCCCCGGGAAATCCTTCCTTGTCATGCGCCGTCCGCCCGCCGGGGCGGTCATCCGCATAGCAAGGCGGTACCTGGAGCTCGGCGTCACCCCGGAGGAGATCAGGGCGATGGACTATGAAGAAAGGATGCGGTTCGTGGCGGAAAAGGGAAAGGCGGTCAGCCGGATGGTCGCACTGGCCGTATGCACCGGATGGCTCTCGGGGATGCTGCTCTCCGGCCCTGTGGCATGGTACCTCAGATGGAGGGTGCATCCGGCGATGCTCTCCGCCGCCCTCATCGAGCTGCTCAGGGGCATGGACATACAGCCTTTTTGCAATACTATTCCATTGGCGTCCAGGACAGCGGGGCTGCTGGAGCCGATAGGAAGCCGGGAAAGGAAAACGGGTTAACGGGCCGGCAGGAAGGCCCCCATAGCGTTTTCGGAATCATCGCGCAGGCGATGGAGCGGTTCGGCCGTACAAAACGGCACATCCTGTGGAAGATCAGCTACGCCGAGCTGATGCTGATGAACACGGATGTCAGCCGGTATGTGACCAAGGAGGAGCTCCTGGAAAGGGAGCGCAAACGTAGGCCGGACAAATTCACCACTGAATATTTTCAAACAAAACTCGGAGGATAGGAATGGAACCTGTAAGACTGGAGATACTGCTTGACGACAAGACCCTGAAGGGGATGCGCTCGGTGGAGGGCAACCTTTCCGGAATAGGCCTGTACGCGAAACAGGTCATCGCACAGCTGGAGCAGGAGCTTGCAACTCTGCAGGAACGGTTCAGACAGGCCATGGCCGCAGGTACGAATACCGACGCCCAGATGGCGGACATCCAGGCGCTGCAGGGAGTTGTCAGACAACTGAAGACGGAATTGCAGGGGCTGGAGGAGCAGAAGAAAAAGACAGGCTCCACCCCTCTCATGGGAGATGATCCCGCCCCGAAACTCAATAATGTGAGGATGAGCATGCAGCAGATCGCCCGGGAACTCCCCTCGCTGGCAATGGGTCCCCAGATGTTCTTCCTTGCCATATCCAACAACATCCCCATGTTCACCGACGCCCTGGCATCAGCCCGCAAGGAGTATGAGGCGCTGACCGATGCCGGAAAGAAAGCCACCCCGGTGTGGAAGCAGGTGCTCTCCTCACTGTTCTCGTGGCAGACGGCGATGGCTGCCCTGATCACCCTGTCCGTCGTATACGGGAAGGAGATCGGCGGATGGGTGAAGAGCCTGTTCGGCGTGAAGGATGCCGCCCTGTCCGCGGCGAAAGCCCAGGAAAAGGTGAATGAATCCTTCAGAAGCAGCAGCAGTGATGTGGCGGAACAGGTCACTCTCGTCAGGTCCTTGTCCGAAAGATGGAAGGAACTGGGAGACAACATGGCAGATAAGAAACAGTTCATCACCGAAAACAAGAAAGAGTTCGGGAAACTCGGTGTTGAGGTGGGCAACGTGAATGATGCCGAGAACCTGCTGGTGGACAATACGGACGTGTTCATCGGGGCGATGATCCTCAGGGCAGAGGCGGCCGCAGCGTTCAAACTGGCCACGGAGCAGACGGAGAAGGCCTTGAAAAAGCAGAACGAGATAGAGGAAAGGCGGAAGAAAGGCCCGACTTTCTGGGACAAGTTCAGGGCCAATTTTTTCTCTTCCGCGTCCGGATCAGCCACTTATACCCGTCAGGCGGACGCTCCCACGGCCGAACAGCTCAGCGAAAATGCTGTCTCCGCCCTGGAAGAGGAGCAGAAGGCGGCAGAGGATACGGCCAAATCCTATACGGACCTGTTCCTTGCAAGGACAAAGGAATGGAAGGAGAGGCTTAAATCGGCAGGCATAAAGGAAGATGACGGCAGGGAAACCAAAGATACGGGCAAATCGGCCCGGGATTATCAGGACGAGCTCGCCGACGCCCGTATCAGGGCGCAGCAGAAACTTGAGGCGGCACGCATATCGGTCATGCGGGAAGGTATAAGGAAACGCCAGGCCCTTGCAAGGCAGGAGCTTGACGAGTCGCTCGCACAGATCGACAAGGAAGAGCGTGACACCCTCAAGAAAATGGACGAGGCCGAGAAGAAACGGGGTGTGAAGTCCACGCCCGAGGAAAGGCAGGCCGTAAGGGACAATGCGTCCCAGCAACGGGCGATGGCTACCATGGGGTACCTGAAGGAATCCTACGACATCGAGAAGGAGTTCCGCGACAGGAACCTGAGAGAATGGGTGGAATATTACAAGGAATACGGCACCTACCAGGAGAAGCGGGCCGCCCTGGACAAGGAATACAACCATAAGATCGGACAGCTTTATGAGGAGCGCCGCAAGGCCGAAGCGGAAGGGGATGCCGCCGGGGTGGAATCCCTGGACCTGCAGATCGCGCGTGCGACCAAGGACAAGGGGAAGGAACTCATCAAACTGGACTACAAGCAGCTGACGGAATCACCCGATTACATACGTGCCTTCGAGAACCTGAGGGAAACTTCCACAGGCACCCTGAACTCCCTGCTGGAACAGTTCGGGAAGGCCAAACAGGCCGCCGCACAGGTGCTCTCCCCCGAGGACCTGAGGGAATACACCACGACCATCCGGGAGATCATGGACGAGCTGGACAGCCGGAACCCGTTCCAGGCGCTTGCCGACAGGAAGAGCGAGCTCGCCGAAGCCGAACGCGAACTTGCCGAGGCCCGGAAGAACCTTGAGACCGTGAATGCCGGAGGACGGGTGTCCACGGGGGTGAGATATAATGACAGGACCGGGAAGATGGAGGAAACCTATCTGACGGCCGCCGCCGCGATGGAGAAATACAACAAGGCGCAGGACAAGGTGGCCAGGTCATCCTCCCGGGTGGAGAAAGCCGAAAAGGAAGCGGCGGACATCGTCGGGGAGCTGGCGCGTGCCGTCGGGGAACTGGGCGGCGCCATCGGCGGGCAGGCCGGGGAGATCATCACCCTGATGGGGGATGTGGCGCTGTTCACCCTCACCACCATCGACTCTCTGGGCAAAGTGGCGCAGACCGGGGTGAATGCCATCTCGGCGGTGGAGAAGGCGTCGGTCATCCTGACCATCATATCCGCGGCGATACAGCTGTTCCAGAAGATAAGCGAACTGGGGAACAACCGGGCCTTCAGGCAATACGAGGCCTACGCCGAGAAGATCAAGGAGATAAACGCCCTGACCGATGCGGTGAACGAATACCGCATCGCCGCCCTGGAGGCGCAGCAGGCCGAGAGTAACTGGTTTTCCGCCGACAACCTCAAGAATCTCCGTGATTACAGGGCATTGCATGACGAAGTGGCCAAGGCTTACGCGGACAAGGCCATGGAGTCACAAGCGATATACCGCAACGAGAGCGGGGGCGGATGGCTGACGGGCGCGCTCAACTGGGTGATGGGCAATTTGTCCGCCCTCTCATGGTGGGACGAATGGAGGGACATCTGGGGCCAGGGGGATTACAAGGAAGGCCAGACGGCGGCTATCAACAACCTGCGTATCGAGACGCGGAAAAAAAGCAGCGGTTTCCTTGGCACCGGTATCGGCGGGAAGTCACAGAAGACCGAGGACCTTGTCACCTGGGCGCGGAACCAGGGCTTAGGCGAGCTGTTTGATGATGAAGGGCTGATCAACAAGGAGCTTGCACAATCGCTTATCGACAACTACGGCGACAAACTTGTGGGCCAGACGAAGGAAACGCTCGAGGCCCTTATAGAGCTCCGGGAAAAATACGACGAATACATAGAACAGCTGCACGAGTATGTGAGCTCCCTGTACGAGCCGCTGACGGAGAACTTCGTGGACAGCCTGTGGGACTGGTTCGACAACGGGAAGGACGCGCTGGACAGCTTCAAGGACTATGCCTCGGACACCTTCCGTGACATTGTTTCCGACATGATGCGCACCATCGTGCTTGACAAGGTGGTCGGCTCGTTCGGTGATGACATTGCCGCCCTGTACGAGGAGTACGCCAAAGGAAAGATCGACGAGACGGAGCTGATGAAGAAGGTGGCCGAACGCACCGAAGGCCTGGTAGGCGACTACCAGAGCGCCATACCCGAGCTGCAGAACATCATGGACCTGGTCGGCGGCTACCTGAAGGATGCCGGGATCGACATCAGGCAGCCGGAGGGCTCCTCCCAGTCCGGCCGGGCCGGAACCGTCACCTCCATGACCGAGGAGACGGCCGGAAGGCTGGAGGGGATCGGCAACGCGGCCCTTGACCGTATCATCAACATTGACAACAACCTTACGAGGCATCTCGAGGGGATGGCGACATCCCTGGGCAAAATTGCGGGGAATTCGGAGTACCTCAGACACCTCGAGACGATAAACGAGAACATCGCGGAGCTCCGGCGCGGTGTGAAACTGAAAACATAGGACTATGGAAGTGGAGGAAGGACTGCTGAAGATAAACGGGACGGACATGGCGTCCCTGGGATGTTTCCTGTACGAGGAAAACGCGGGGGACCATACCAATTACGACTCGCTGATGAAGCCGCCGAAGATGAAGGAGTACACATCCGTCAGCTACCGGGAGCTTGACGGCGAGGAGCTGCCCGAAACCCTGCTTCCCCGCTACGAGGCGAGGGACATCACGCTGAAGATGGCGGTGGTTGCGGATACACGGGCCGGGTGGTTCAATAACTACAACGCCGTGCTTGCCTTGCTGAAGTCCGGATGGCTGACGCTGGATGTCCCGGAGATAGGCCGGGTGATGAAGGTCTATCTGAAGGAATATACCCGGTACAGCCAGTTCACGACAATCAGAAGTACCGGCCAGCAGATAGCCGGATTCACGGTCACGCTGCGCGAGCCGAAACCTTTTTCAAACAGTGATTAAAAACGATTTAAAAGCATCATAAATGGAACTTGCGATCTACAACAGGCAGGGAACCCTGAAAAGGAAGGTCAGTCCCGACTCATCGTCCCGGTGGACCGAGGAAGTGGGAACAGAATTCGTGGTGACGGTGAACTTCACCACCTGGGAGTTCTTCGTCCTGTCGGTCGGCGACTATGTGGAGATATCGGGAAAGCGGTTCTCCATAAAGAAGGAATACCGCCCGAAAAAGACCGACACACAGAAATACACCTACAATATCAGCTTCTACGGCCGCGAGCACGACATGCAGGACCTGTTGTTCTGCCGTCTGAACCAGGAGGAGGACGACCTTGAGTCCGTCTTCGCCTATGACGGCACGCCGATGGAAATGCTGGAAAAGCTGGTGGCGAACATGAACCGCAACACCGACGGTGTGACGTGGCGTGCAGGCCAGGCCGTCACCGGCGACCGGAAGACCATCAACTTCAACGGCCTGTTCTGCTGGGATGCGGCAGGCGAGATAGCCGGTGCCTGGGAAACCGAGTGGTGGCTGGACGGGGAATACCTGAACATAGGGAAATGCGAACACGGCGAACGGGTCACGCTCGGCTATATGAAGGGATTGAAGACGGGACTGACCCAGAATGAGAATTCCAATTCGATCAAATGGTTCACACGGCTGATCCCCGTAGGCTCAACCAAAAATATTGACCCGTCAAAATACGGCTACACCCATCTGCAACTGCCGTCACGGGACAAGTATATCGACCTGAACACTCAATTGGGCCTGAAGGAGCATCGCGAGGAAGCGGCCTTTGAGGATATATTCCCGCACCGTCTGGGTACGGTGTCATCGGTAAGGTCCGAGGAGCAGACCACTACGGACGGGGAGGAATACACCGTCTATTATATCAAGGACAAGGATCTCCCCTTCAATCCGGATGAATACATGATCGGCGGCGAGGTGATACACATCACCTTCGAAAGCGGCGACCTCTCCGGAAGGGAGTTCGAGTGCAACTGGCATAACGGCACACAGGAGTTCGAGATCATCAACACCTACCCGGACGAGAACACCCAGATACCGGGAGGCAACATCATACCTCAGGCCGGTGATACGTATATCCTGACGAACATCCGCATGCCGGATGAGTATTACCCGATAGCGGAAGAACAGTACAAGCAGGCGGTTGACAGCTTCCTGACAGAATACAGCAAGGACATATCCATCTATTCCGGCGACACGGATTACATCCATGTGGATAAAAACAGTGTGCCGTTATCGCTCGGGCAAAGGGTGAGACTGGAGGACGCGCAGTATTTTGAGGCCGGGTATCTTGACACCCGCATCACAAGGATAGAGAGGAAGCTGGGCAATCTTTCCGAGGCTTCCATTGACTGCTCGTCGGCGGTCAGCACCTCATGGAAGTCATCCGTGGACTCGACGTTGAACAATCTGGAATACACGCTGGCGCAGGAGATGGCGCAGGCCAATGTCCGCCTGCTGAAGACCGGCGATATGGAGAGCCCGAGCGACTATACGGCTTTCTCCTCCCTGAGGGCTATAGGAACCTTCCTGAGAAAGAACATAGCGGATATCGCCAGCGAGATCATCACCTTTCTCAAAGGTCTGAGGGTCGGCAAGTTTGTCACAGGCCTTGTCGGAGGCAGCGGTGCGGCCATCTGGTTTGACAAGAACGGCAAGACAATAGTCGAAGCCGACAAGGCGATGTTCCGTGAGGAACTGATAGTACCGCAGATCACGTTCAACTGCATTGATGTGATAAGTGGTGACAAGGCGAATTCGTTCGCATACGGAAGAATAAAGACCGTTGACACGGAAAACCGAATAGCCACGCTTGATCTATTGGATGACCAGTGGGGCACGTTACATGTAAGTGATATCTGCCGCGGCATACTTCACAACATAGCCGGCAGCAACCATACGAAGGATGAATACGGTCCTAACGGATTCATGGAGTATTCCGGGTACGCCACCTCGTATTTTACTCCCACAAGAATCATCGAGAATGAGGCCGGAAACATGAAGTTTGAATACGCTCTTCAGGCGGGAACAAGCGTGCATCCTCTTCCGGGTATGAACTTCTTCGCATACGGCAACTTTACTGACAAGGACAGACAGGACATTACCTATGAGAACAGATCTTACTTGCGCAGATTGGTCAACGTGAACACATGGGTAATAGATCCGGATGTGAACATCGCTTATCAGAACGGAAACCTGAGTGGTCTTACAGTCAACGGGCAGGTGATGGACGGTTATTCTTCATTTCAAGACAAAGTATACATAAGGGGAACGATAGAACGACTCAAACCCAACGGTGAAGTGGCTATGGACTTAAGCTATGAGGGTGTATGGCAATCAGGCAGGCATTATGATTACTACGATAGTGTGACGTATAACGGCAGCACATGGGCGTGTCTGAACAAGAACGGTTCGTCCTCTGAGCCGGGTACGGACGCTGACTGGCAGGAGATCGCATCCAAAGGTAGCAAGGGTGACAAGGGTGACGGTTACACCCAGATGGGGCAGTTCAAGACCGGAATGGTCGTTCCCAAGATGGGTGTCGTTTCGATGGGCGGCGGCTCTTATGTAGCCAAGGCATCCACTACCAATCCTCCCTTGTGGTGTTGGACGGACAATGCCGGCAACCGGTTCACCTTCAACGATGGCGGATATGTGCTGACGGGTGAGGTGAATACTACTGAATATGACGTATTAGCTGAACCGGGAAGAGATGGTACGGACGGAATCAATGGCACCGACGGTGTTCCCGGTACTCCGGGAAAGGACGGGAAGACCTATTACACGTGGATACGCTATGCGGATGACGATCAGGGAAACGGAATCAGCAATGATCCCACAGGAAAAGCATACATCGGACTGGCATACAACAAGGAAACCGCTGTGGAGAGTGACAATCCGTCCGATTACAAATGGAGTGACATCAAGGGCGAACCGGGCGTTCCGGGTGCTGTCGGTGCCGACGGGAAAACCTATTATACATGGATAGCCTACTCGGACAACGCGGACGGAAGCGGAATGTACCAGCAGCCGAATAACAATACCAAATACATAGGCATCGCGGTAAACAAGGAAACCGCCACAGAGAGCAGCAATCCTGCCGACTATACGTGGTCGCAATTCAAAGGCAACAAGGGTGACAAGGGTGACGGTTACACCCAGATGGGCCAGTTCAAGACCGGAATGGTCGTTCCCAAGATGGGTGTCGTTTCGATGGGCGGCGGCTCTTATGTAGCCAAGGCATCCACTACCAATCCTCCCTTGTGGTGTTGGACGGACAATGCCGGCAACCGGTTCACCTTCGCCGATGGCGGTTATGTGCTGACGGGTGAGGTGAATACTACTGAATATGATGTATGGTCCGAGAAAGGTGATACCGGGGAAAAAGGTGATAAAGGCGACAAGGGTGATGATGGTGAAAAGGGAGACAAAGGAGATAAGGGAGATCAGGGCGTACAAGGAATACAGGGCTGTATCTTCCGTGAGTCGGAATGGTCCGCTTCAAGTGTGCAGTACCGTAATGACGAAGCCCTGACAAGCGGTACGAGGTATATTGATTTCGCATTGATAAGGAATGACGCAGCCATTGACGGATGGGATGTGTACAAATGTTTGAAGACGCATGTGTCCTCCGCTTCGAACAAACCGGGCAACACCACATACTGGGAAAAACTGAGCGGAGTGGGACCTATCTATACCAGCCTTATAATAGCTAAGAATGCCAGCATCAGCCTGTTCCAAGGGAATCAGGTCTTGATAAAGAAGAGCGACAACACTGTTACCGCAGGCATGTCCGGCTCCACATCCGGTCAGAAGATACGTATATGGGCAGGTTCCACAACTCCTGACTCCGCACCGTTCCGGGTGAATGAACTGGGTGAATTTGTTTCCACGAAGGCAGATGTGGCAGGTATAATCACCGCCACTCTCTTCTATTCGCCGGGAAGCGATATGGATAGTCTGGCTGATTCGGAAGGTAACATGACTGTGAATCCTTCCACTCAGGGATCTACATTCTTTTCCGCTGATGGTCTTGGCGGAACCATAACCCTCCCTCCCGCATCATCATGGAACGGATTGAAACTGGAGTTTGTAGTAGACATGACATCAAGGGTGGCTAAGAACCCGGACAAGTACAAGTCTACGAACTATTTCTGCGGACTGGCGGGAGCATATAACAATAAAACAGAAATTCAGATGGCAAGGCCTTATGTTTTGGAGATGAAGGCCTTTAACAACCATTGGTATATAACACGTATGGATTTAATTGAGTAAAAGATATGATATTACAAGCAGGTTATGATTGTTATCTGACACAGGCCGAGGATATGCCTCTGTCGGAACGAAGATTTGAAAATCAGGTAGTAATAAACAGCCCTGAGGATGTGGCTGTGTGGAAAGAGATCACATCGAAGCAGAAGGAGCAGATGATTGCCGAAACGTCATTTATTGATGTGGCGGCTATAGACGTTGAAGCACTTGACCGTGTGGATACGCTGCTCAATGATATCTCAGCGAATATCAACAATGCCGGGCTTACTACAGAAGAAGCATTGTCGAAGAAAGACTATTTTCCGGCATGGGAGGATCTGATAGGTACGGAGGTTGATGTGTCGTTCCGGTTCCGTTATGATGGTACACTCTACGAGGTTGTACAGAAACATACACCGCAGGAGGACTGGAAGCCGGGAACGGGTACGGAATCCTTGTACAAGGTTGTGCAGATAGAACACTCCGGTACATTGGATGATCCTATACCTTGGGTACATAACATGGTACTGGAGGAAGGCAAGTATTACACCGATAAGGAAGTACTTTATCTCTGTATCCGTGACAGTGGAATAGGCATGGCATTCGATTTGGAAAATCTTGTTTCGGGTGGCTATGTTCAAGTGGTAGAAAATCAAGTAGTAATAAATAATTAAAAAAAATACGATTATGGCAGATAAAAAATTAAATGAAGTATCGCAGTTGACGGACTTTGATTATGCGTTGGTTGTAAAAGGAAATGACGTGGCAAAAGTTACAAAACAGCAATTAGCTACAATCCTGGGGGAACTGTTGCCAGTAGCTACGGCCGAAAATGATGGATTGATTAGTAAAAATTGGTTTATTTATAGAGGGGTC